CATCAACAGGAGCAGAAACTACTAAGACACTCAATGCAGATTATACTGTCTCAGGCGTTGGAGAAACAACTGGAGGTAATGTTACTTTCGGTTCAGCACCAGCATCAGGAGAAACTGTTGTAATACGAAGAGAAGCAGCTTTAACACAGACAACTGATTATACTGCAAACGACCCTTTTCCAGCAGCCGATCACGAAAATGCGTTAGACAAACTTACTTTTCACACACAGCAACAGCAAGAAGAACTTGATAGGGCAATAAAGTTATCAAGAACAAACACAATGACATCTACAGAATTTACTGTTGGTTCTACAGATAGAGCAAACAAAGTTTTAGCGTTTGATGCTAATGGTGAAATATCGGTTACTCAAGAATTAGGAACATTTAAGGGGAATAGTGCTACAACAACTACATCAGCGTTTACTGTTAGAGATATAGTAAAAGCAACGACTGCTGCACAACTTAATAATATTTATATATGTGTTGCAGATTCAGTGGTTGGAGATTCATTAACAGATACAGATCATTTTGCTTTATTAGTTGATGCGGTGTCAGCAGCTACTTCAGCTACTAATTCTGCCAGTTCTGCAACTGCAGCTGCAAGTAGTGCAACAGCTGCAGCTAGTAGTGCTAGTACAGCCTCTACACAGGCGTCTAATGCAAGCACCAGTGCAAGCACAGCCTCAACTCAAGCAACTAATGCAGCTAATAGTGCGACTGCAGCAGCGAGTAGTGCAGCTAGTGCTGCAACTGCTTTAGATAATTTTGATGATATATTTTTGGGTGCTAAATCGAGTGATCCATCAACTGATAATGATGGGGATTCGTTAAACGCTGGAGATTTATATTTTAATACCACATCTAATCAGTTAAAAGTATTTGATGGTTCATCTTTTCAGACTATAGACACATTTACTACTGGCATATCTAATGGTAATATTCCTGTATTTACAAGTGGTGTAGCGGATGATGACTTTTTAAGAGTTGCAGGCACATCAATAGAGGGAAGAAGTGCGTCAGAAGTTTTAAGTGATATTGGTGGACAAGCATCACTTACTTTTGGTATATCTAATACTAATGCTGTTAAAATAGATAGCAGTAGCGTAGCAGATGATGAGTACGCTAGATTTACTGCTAATGGTTTAGAAAGCAGAAGTAATAGTGAGGTTGCGTCAGATATAGGTGCAGCAACAGAAGAAACAGCCACGGCTTTAGCTATAGCTTTGGGTTGATGATAAGGAGATTATATGGCTAATACATTTAAAGTAGTTACGTTTGCAGCTGAGCCAAATTCTGCTGGTACTCCCTACACAATATATACAACGCCAGGTAGTACAACTACAGTTATTATTGGATTAGTCTTAGCAAATATACACACAGCACAAGTAACAGCAGAAGTAGAAATTGTGTCAGATACATCTGGTGGTGGGCGAGCTGCAACTAATGGAACATCCTTTTTAATAAAAGATGCACCAATACCTGTTGGTAGTAGTTTAGAGGTCTTAAATGGTGGTAAAGTAATTTTAGAAACGACTGATGCCATAAGGATTGATTGTAGTGTGGCAGATAAAATTAGTGGCACACTTTCGATTATGGAGATTACATGATACCTAATTTTCAAGGCGTACATTTGTTTGATAGATTGTGTTGGGCTAAACAGCATTTGCAACCTATTCAAACAGATTATTGTGTTGTTTGGCAAGACCCAGAAATTCTTGATAGTCCATGTAAAGTAACAACACCTGATCCTAATTGGCTTGCTTGTGCTGTTGCTGGTGGCATTTTACCTGATATAAGAGTTTATTTTGCTTTACATGAAGATGAAGCAAAACCAGATTTTAAGCAACATACTAGAGGGTATTTACTGCACAATACAAAACCTATAGACGCCATGAGTATTGAACAATCTATAGAATATTTAATTATGAAAGATATACCTCAAAGAGTATGGAGAGATTATCAAAAAGCAAATCAACCAAGATTAGTTATTTGTAAAAAAAGTCAATTACCAAAAACAAGAATGTGGCGAAATGCTTGGAAAATTGATGAAAATATATTTTTAAAACAAGATGTAGCATAGGAGTTAACATGACAATCGTAAACATTACTGACAAGGATGGAAATAGTATAGATCAATCTACTACAACGAAAATGCCTGCTGATAGACATTTTAGAAACGCTTGGTCTATTAGTGGAAAAGTTATCTCAGAAAACGTAGCTGCAGCAAAAGTTATTTTCAAAGATAAAATTAGAGAAGTAAGAAAACCTTTATTAGAACAACAAGATGCTTTATTTATGAAAGCATTAGAAGATGGTGATTCATCTGCACAAGCAACTATTAAAACTAAAAAAACTGCTTTAAGAGATGCACCTGCAGCACAAGCTATTACTGATGCAACTACTATTACAAAGTTAAAAGCAGCATGGGATACAACTAATTTAGGAACGAATCCTTACGCATAGGTTAAATATGGAACAAAATTACATAGGTAAATCAGGTCAGCAAACAAGTTATGAGTCTATTGTAAGACAACATGAAAATACAATAGTTAGTTCATTTACGATAGATGCAACAAACAATGCTTTTGCTGTAGGCCCAATAACTATAGCCTCAACTGCAACAGTAACAAACAACGGAACTTGGATTATATTATGAGTAGTCAAATAAATGTAGATACGATTGTTGATAAAGCAGGCAGTGGTGGTGTTGCTATTAAGATTGGCAATGATGGCACATCAGTTTATGAGAGTGATGGTGGTGCTGTTACACAAAGCACAGTTCAATCGCTTTGTAAAGCATGGTTTTGTTTTAACGGAGATAGTACGCCTGCATTATTGGATTCATTTAACATGACTTCAATTACAGACGAAGCAACTGGAAAATATACTTTTGCTATAAACAATGATTTTAATAATACAAATTATTCTGCGGTTGGTATGCCAGGAACAGGTACTGGTGATGGTGCAGCAACATCTCTACACAGAGCAACGGATAATAATGTTGCAGTTGGAACAATTAGAATTGAATGTACTTTTTGTACTGCTGCTTCAAATGCGTTAGTTGATAGAGCATTAAATCATGTTGCTATTTTTGGAGACTTAGCATAATGAGTACGACAAATAAAATGGGAGATTTTGCATGAGTAGTATATTAGTAGATGCACTTAAAGGTGTTAGTGCTGCTGGTAGTATAACTATTACTGGAGAAGGAAATTCAACGACAACAAATCTACAACAAGGTCTTGCTAAGGTTTGGTGTTCAGCGACTATAGCAACTAATACACACACAATTCAGGATAGCCTTAACGTATCTTCTTTAACTGATGGTGGTGCGGGTGTTACTTCTGTAGTCATTAATAACGATATGGATAATGATGATTATTCTATTTCTGCTTGTTTAGGTGTAAGTGGTGCTAGATTGTTTGCAAGTTTAAATGCAAACTCTGATGTAACTACAGGAAGTTATAAAATGAATAGCATAAATTATGCAGGTGGATTTGAGGATTATGATGTATTTGGCAGTTCTGTTCATGGGGATTTGGCGTAATGGCAAGTGAATTAAAATTAGATAAATTAACTGGTGCAACGTCCGCTGCAGCCATTAATATAACAGCAGAAGGTGGATCAACAACAACCAGTTTGCAACAAGGACTTGCTAAGTCTTGGGTAAATTCAGATGGTGATGCAAGCACACCTGCTGCTAGGGATTCACTAAACGTAAGTTCAGTAACAGATTCAGCAACAGGAAAAGGTATCTTTGTGGTAACAAATAATTTTGGCAATGATGATTTTGCTGTTACTGCTGGTGGTTCAACAGAGTTAGTTGCATTAAATAGAAACACGACAAGTTGGGCAAATAGCACATCACAATATGGGTTTGTAACTTACAAAACTGATGGTGATTCAGTCTTTGATTTTGACCAAGTTTTATGTGTAGCACATGGAGATTTAGCATAGTGAGTAAACCTTCAATACAAGATTTACATGTTAATTTAGAACGTCATATTGGCATATCAAACATGAAATTTTCCGAACTTATGAATAGAGTAAAACGTATAGAGCATATTATGATTGCAACGAGTGGTACTGCGATTATTATGCTAATTGGTCTATTGGTTAAATAGGTTTAAATGATTGATCCAGTTACAGCCTTTTCTGGATTAGTAGCAGCTCATAGTGCCATAAAAAAATGTGTAGAAATGGGAAAAGATTTAGCAAGTGCTTCATCTGCCATTGAAAAATATGCAAGGAGTGAAGCAGAGTTAGGTTTTGGTAAAGAAAGAAAAAAGAAAAAAGGCATCTTTGGTGGTATCATGGACAGTGCCATACAGCAACATTTCAAGGAAGAAGAGCAGAAGAGATTAAAGGATGAGTTACGTTCATTGTTTAAATTATATGGTTCACCTGGACAGTGGGAAAGATTACAAGCAACCATAGCACAAGCAAGAGCTGAACATAAAAAACAATTAGAAGAACAAGCAAGACAAAGAGATGCGATTATAAAAGCGTGTGTTATTACTTTTGTTGCTGTTGCTGGTGGTGTTGGCATTTATTATTTTGCTATGTTTTTAAAGAGCAATCAATGACACAAAAAAAACTACAAACAAATTCCATTCTTGATGAATATGATTTAGATGGTGATAACGAAATCACTAATGAGGAGTTAAAACAAGCAAAAGAAATAAAAGAAACTGAAACAAAATTAAGAAAAAATTTAGCACAATTAAGAATGGCAAGATATACATTGATTGGTATGGGTGTGTTTACAGTTGCCATGTTTTTTGTGCCAATAGATAGAGTTAATGCTTTAAGTGATATATCAAATCTTTTTTACATCAGTGGTGCAGGTATTGTTGGTACATATATGGGAACATCTGCTTACATGAGTAGGAACGGAAAATGAAACCTGCTTTTCTTTTAGCTTGTTATTTAAGTGGTTTACCTGCTGGTACAATGCACCTAGCAAACATTAACAACTGCAAATATTTTCAAAAGTTTTTACATCAACAGGAAGTAAGAATCGGAGATGAAACAAAAAACTATGAATGTTATTGCAAATTGGTTAAAGTAAATGAAGAGATGAGGTTATACTAATGATACAAGCTTTAATAGGCCCAGTAAGCAGTCTACTTGGTAAATTTATCGAAGATAAAGATGCTAAAAATAAACTTGCACACGAAATTAGCACAATGGCAGAGAAACATGCTCAAGAGATTGCCCTTGCTCAGATAGAAGTAAATAAAGCAGAGGCACAATCTGGTTCTTTATTTAAGGGCGGTTGGAGGCCGGCAGTTGGGTGGACATGTGCGATTGCTTTTATGTATCATTTTATTATTAAGGATTTAATTATTTTTGGTGCAACTTTTGCTGGTTATGACTTACCAGAATTACCAGAATTTGATATGGGAACACTGCTAACTGTTCTTGGTGGTATGCTCGGTATCGGCTCACTGAGAACATACGAAAAACAAAAAGGTTTG